AACATTTACAGCAGATTACGCAAGACAATTAGTCGAACGCTCCAAACTCAAAGAACTTGGATTGATTTTGGCAGACATCCACAGCGTTGCCGAAACCGGAGCAACTGAACTTGTATTGAGTTACAAGCTAAAAAACAACACCGAATTTGAGTTGAATAAACTTGGATTTGCGATTGAGAATAACGATGTATACACCTTCATCAGGTGGTAAAATGAGCCCAGAACAAATCGAATCATTCATTGAGATAAAACTATCCGAAATAATGGAGGTAGTTGACACCGTTCAAATTAGCGTTACGGTCAAACGAGGCGATGTTACCGAATGCCTTCATAAAGGTGCGGGTAACTTCTACGCCCGATTAGCCAGCACTCGTGAGTTTGTCGAAAGGCAAGATGAATATATTCGGGAGGATGCACGCAAACGGGCTAATGATTTATGACCGAAGCCGAAGCCATCCAATTGCATAAAGTTCTGGAAACGAAAACAGCCGAACTGATGGAGCATTTCGATACGGTTCAAATCGTTGTAACTCGACACAACCGATTGGATGAAACTACGGATATGATGTCCAGAGGTCGGGGCAATCTTTACGCTCGGGTCAGTTCAGTTGATGCGTGGCTTGAATCTATCGAATGACCGAACTAAATTGAGCCAATTGCGTATAAGTCAATATGACATCAGAGGTATATTTAGAAGATTGCGTTTCAGGAATGAAACGATATGCTGACAATCATTTTGACTTGGCAATAGTTGACCCACCGTATGGGATAGATTTAGCAAACATGAATATGGGCGTCGGCAAAAGTAAAAAATCATCTAAAATACGGAATAGAAAGTGGAAGCCAAAAGACTGGGATAAGGAAACGCCAACGCTTGAATACTTTGCAGAATTATTTAGAGTATCAAAAAACCAAATCATTTGGGGCGGTAATTACTTTAATTTGCCACCATGTAAAAACTACATTATTTGGGATAAAAAAATACCAGAAGGGTTATCATTTGCCGATTGCGAACTTGCATGGACTTCATTTGATAATGCACCAAAAATGTTTAGGCACTCAGCATATTTAGATAAGTTAAATAAATTTCACCCAACGCAAAAACCTGTAAAACTATACGATTGGATTTTATCAAAATACGCCAAGCCAACCGACCTAATCTTAGACACCCATTTAGGCTCAGGTAGCAGTCGAATTGCATCGTACAAAGGCGGTTTTAATTTTGTTGGATTCGAAATTGACCATGAGTATTTCGATAAACAAAACAGACGCTTCCACGACTTCAAATCTCAACTAAGATTGTTTTGACCGAACTAAACGAAGCCCAACAGCAAGCGTACTATCTACTCCATCACTCCGAGGCTAAGGAAGTTCACATGGTTACGGGCGTTGGAGTAGGCAAAACCTTCATGCTTGGTATGGCTTCGATACCATTCCTATCTGTACCGAATAGCCGAGGGTTAATATGTGCCCCAACCGTACCGATGATGAAGACAGCCACCTTGCCCGGAATCGAATCGGCTTGGCAACGGGCAGGACTTCAACCGGAACGAGATTATATCGTAAACCGCCAGATGAAGGGCGTTAAACCTTATTCCCGAATCGGTTCGGAGAATGTTATTACCTTTCGCTGGGGGTCTTATGCGGTATTAACCAGCCTCGAAAATTACAACACCGTAAACGGGTCGGAGTGGGATTGGATTGTTGTGGATGAAACTCGTGATGTGCGGAACTTTGAATTTGCACTCGGCAAACTCAGGGCAAGGATGCGTGGTCAAACCTTCAAAGGGTTGAATCTTACCCATAAAATTCTAACCGCTACAACTCCACCTGATAATGTAAAATACTATCTCGAACTCAAAGAAGCCAGTCAGGTTGAATCAAATCGAATTGCAATAGTTCAAGCCGAATCGTATGTAAATCAACACAACCTGCCACCGGGCTACATCGAGCAATTAGAAGCCACTCTTGACCCTCAAACATTCAAGCGTGAAGTATTGGCTCATTTGATTACCGCACAAAGCAGTATCTACGCTTATTCATTTACCCGTTCAGTTCATGTCGGTAAGGTTGAGGAAGACCCGAACTTGCCTATCTACATTTCATTCGACTTTAATGTTTCGCCAATGACTTGTATCTATGCTCAGCACACTCCAGACCGTAAGCGAATCAGGATAATCGGAGAGGAACGGATAATCAATTCTGATGTTACCGAATTATGTCAAAGAATCAAAGCAAAGTACCCGAACCAACACAGACTGATATTGACTGGGGACGCTTCTGGAAGAAACAGAACGACAATTTCAAAAGGTCTATCCAACTGGAAAATAATCAAAGGCGAACTGGGCGTAAGTGATGCACAGATACGACTTTTATCGGCTAATCCCCTAAGTGTTGATTATATCGTATTGCTTAATTCTATGTTGTCAAAACATGGCAACTTGATAATATCTGATACCTGCAAGTACCTGATTCAAGACATGGAGTTAATGCAACGGGCAGACGATTCGGGCAAAAAAGCACCGGACGCATTAACCGGACACTTATTCGATTGTGCCGAGTATTATCTCTGGACATTCCATCGGCAGTTTTTGGATAGATTTGCCAAAAAGGGTAACTTTACATCGATATGACACACACATACGACCTCAAGATTTACAACGGTAGAATTAAGATTTATGTGGATGGCTTTGTCATGTTTAGTTTCAATCAAATCGATTTCTCCGGATATTATGCATTCAAAGATGATTCCGATTTATACGGCATTACAATCTACATGAATAGAGAAAAAGCAGGGGCACAAGAGATGGATATTTATTTCAAGACCAAACAAAATTGGCTTAATATTTTAGAATTACTGGACAATAACTTATGAGCAACCTAAAAAACATTTACACCGACGCAAACGGCATCGAGTGGCGTTCATTTGAAACATGGGGAGATATTCCAGCCAATCGTGTTATACCTGCTGACCTTGCCGTTCGTAGGGCTTCGATGGGATTGAATCCAGAGCGATTGGTTCAGGCGTTTGAAGAAATTAAACAAGACTTAAACGCAGGTAAAATAGTCGATGGATTTGCCAAATTTGACCAACTTCAAAAGCGAATCAACGACATTCCAGACGAATCATTACTGCAAGATTTAGCCTGTGTTTTTGTCATTCATCCCGACGAAGAACCGCTCGACTTCGACCCGAAAATGCAACGAACGAAAATCGAATTGTGGAAGCAGGATGAAGAAGCAAGGTTTTTTTTTATTCAGTTGGCAGTGCGTTATACAATGGACTTATCGGACATCTCCGACGCTTATATCCGTATGCATATCCTTCAAAGGAGTTTGATGGAGTCGAGCGACCCAAGCAAGAGTATCTTTCCCTTAGCCGAAACTGGGCTGATGAGTTCTCAACCTGCGTAACCGAAGTTAACTTATTACATCGCATGGCTTGCAACGGTTCGATAACTGAAATTAAAATGCTTGAACGGATGCCAATTGAAGAGTACGCCTCGACAATAAACGCATGGAAGTACGAATTACATTTAAAACAAAAAAGCGTTAAGGTATGATGGTACTAATATTTTTAATCGGAGTTATTTGCGGAATAGCACTAACAGCATTCACTTATGGCGAGCGTTAACAGACAATATCGAAGAGGCTTGATTCGTGCCGTTATTGACGATACAGGCAAGGTTATCGGTCATGTAAAAAAGACGAATCGGGGTAAATGGGTTGATGTGAAATTGCCATAATTTTCTTACCTTTGTCTTGTCCTCCCCGGACTTAGGCTTTCCAAGCCATATTGGGTTAATTTATTAAAAACCGATGGCTCAAAATATAGTTTTCCGAGTAGTTGCCGATACCCAGCCAGCAGTGGATGGGATGAATAAATTGGACAACGCAACCAAAAAAGCAAGTAAGGATGTATCTGGTCTTGATGATGCACTTGGTAAAATCGGTGGCATGGTTGCTGGTGCGTTTGCAGTTGAAAGATTAATTGCATTCGGAAAGGAAGTGTTGAATGTTACGAAGCAATTTGAATCTATTCAGATACGACTTAATTCAATTGCAGGCGGTGCAATTGAGGGTCAAAAAGCCATGGATAACCTGCGAATATTGGCGAATAAATTAGGACTTGAATTTAAAGGGTTAGCAAACGAATATGTGAATTTCGTAGGTGCTGC